CAGCTCGACTTCAAGGTGGAAATGGGGCGGTTCCAGAGCCGCGTCATCATCAACCAGCTCTGCGTCGGCGTGCGGCGCTGGTTTTTGCGGGATGCCGCCCTTCGCGGCGCCGTCGCCGCGCGGGCGCGCGAGCAGCCCTGGCGGTGGAACAAGCCGCGCTGGGATTGGGTGGACCCCGAAAACGAGGTCAAGGCCGCGCGCGAGGAAGTCGCCGCCGGCTTCACCTCGCGCCAGCGCAAAGTCGAAGAGCGCGGCTATGACGTCCGCGAAATCGACCGCGAGATTCAGGGTGACGCCTTTGGGCCGAGGATCGAGCCCGTCGCCCCGGCGGCTGGCTCGCCGCAGGAGCCCGCCGACCCGCAGGGCGGCGGATCGGAAGGGGCGCGCGGCCCCGGAAATCAGGAGGATGACGATGCGTAAGCCAACGCACCGCCGCGCGCTCGCGCGGTTCTACGCTTCGGCCGTCGGGCCGGTCGATTTCGAGGGCATCGGCGAGGCGATGAAGCTCGCCGAGCAAGCCGCGAAGCGAAGCCGCTCGATCAAGGCGCTCGGGTGGGAGGTTCGCGCCGAGAGCGACGAGCTTTCGATCTACGACGAGCTGGTGCCGGGCTTCTTCGACATGAAGGGCTTCATGGCCGCGATCGCCGAGCGTGAAGGCCAGCCAATCACCGTCTCGATCTTGTCGCCGGGCGGCGACGCCTTCATGGGTCTCGCCCTGTTCAACGCCCTGGCGCGCCACGACGGCGAGGTGACGGTGCGTGTCGAGGGCATCGCGGCCTCCGCTGCGTCCCTGGTCGCCATGGCCGGGGATCGGATCGTCATGCCCGAGAACAGCTTCCTTATGATCCACCGTCCGTTCGCGCTGGTGATCGGAACGGCCGACGAGCTTCAGGCCAACGCCGAGCGCCTGACGCGCGTCCAGGACGCCTACACGGCGACCTACATCGCCCGCTCGGGCGCGGATCGCGAGCGCATCGAAGCTCTGATGCGTGACGAGTCGTATATCTCCGCCTCCGAAGCGGTCGAGATCGGTCTGGCCGATGAGGTCGAGACCCGCATGCAGTTCGCGGCGTCGCTGGACCTGGATCGCCTGCCGGGCGAGCCGCCGTCGGCCCTCGCGGAGAGCTTCGAGCCGACGGGCGGCCCCGAGGACGACCCCGAGCCCGACCCCGAGGGCGACCCCGAGGGCGACCCCGAGCCCGAGCCGGAGGATGACCCGGAGCCGGAGGCCGAGGACGACCTGACGCCGGTTCGCATCGCCGCGAGCGGCAAGAAGAAGGGCAAGGGCCGCGAGATGGCCGCCAGCGGCTCGCGGGAGCGCGAGATCGCGGAGCTGTGCGAGATCGCCGGCCGCCCCGAGAAGGCATGCGAGCTGATCCGGTCGGACAAGACGGTCAAGGAGGTGCGCGCCGAGCTTCGCGAGGCAACGCGGCCGGGGCCTTCGCCTGACGACCGGCGGGATGATCCGCCCCGCGCTCGCGCGCCGAAGCGGATCAACCACAGCGCCCTCATGGCGCGCTGGAACGGCCAGAAAAAGGAGGGCTGATTCATGGCTGTGAAGACCGAGAAGCCGCATGCCGGCGAGTTCCTGGTGAGCGAGGCCAACGGCTATCGCTCGCGGGAGGAAGTGACCTTCGCGTCGGGCACGCCCGCGCTGGAGGCGGGCGAGATTGTCGCGAAGCTGGACAGCGGCGGGAAATGGACCGCCTTTGACGAGGATGCGTCCAACGGCTCGGAGACCGGCCTTGGCGTGCTCTACGCCGCCGTGGACGCCAGCGCCGCAGACGCGCAGGGCGTCGTCATCGTCCGCGACGCGGAGGTGAAGGGCGAGCTTCTGACCGTCCAGGACGGCGAGACCCTTTCGGTCGCCAAGGCCGATCTCGCCGCCGTGGGGATCATCCTGCGCTGATCGACCCCCGCCCTAACGGGCGGCGGGCAATCGAGGCCCGGCGGCGCCTGCGTAGCGAAGCCGCCACCCCTCAAACCCGATCGGCCCCCGTCGGCCGAAACCCTGTGGAGGCATCATGCCCAACATCGCTGATGTGGTGGCCGACGAAGCGTTCGGCGTCACCGCGCTCACCGAGTCGTTCATGTCTGTGGATCACGTTCCTGGCCGCGCCGGTCAGCTCGTCTTTTCGGGCGCCGGCGAAGGAATCGACGTGGACACCGCCACCTTCGAGACGATGGACGAGTCGATCTCGCTGATCCCGACCGCTGTCCGCGGCGCGCCCGGCGCCCAGGAAGGGCGCGACAAGCGCAAGTTGCGCTCGCTCCCGGTGCCGCACATTCCGCTCGATGATCGGATTAACGCGGCCGAGGTGCGCAACGTGCGCCGTATGGGTCAGCAGGAGGCGGTCGAGACCATCCAGGCGAAGCTCAATCAGCAGCTCTCGAAGATGAGCCGCCGCCATGACATGACCATCGAGAACCTTCGCATGGGCGCCCTGCTCGGGAAGGTCTATGACGCCGACGGCGACGAGCTGTATGACCTCTTCAGCACCTTCGGCGTCAGCGCGGAGTCGGCCGTCAACTTCGCGCTCGACACCGCCGGCACGAACCTTCGCGGGAAGTGCCAGGAAGTCACCCGTGCGATGCGGACCAACGCCAAGACGGTGATCCCGTCCACGGCGATGATCCACGCCTTCTGCGGCGACACCTTCTTCGACAAGATGCTGGCGCATCCGAAGTTCGAGAAGGCGTATGAAGGCTACGAGCGCGCCGCGCGCATGCTCGGGAGCAACTTCGCCTACTCGGCGATCGAGTTCGGCGGGATCATTTGGGAGAATTACCGGGGCACCGACGGCGGCGGCACGACCGCGGCTGGGACCGGCGTCGGCGTCGCCGCGACGGAAGCCCGGTTCTTCTGGACCGGCGTCCCCGGCATGTATGCCGAATACTACGCGCCGGGCGACTTCGTGGACACGGTGGGGGCCATCGGCCTTCCGCGCTATGCGTCGGTCGCGCTCGATCCGCTCCACGGCCGGTTCATCGACGTTCACACGGAGCAGAACCCGCTTCCGGTGTGCCTGCGCCCGAAGACGCTCATGAGCGCCACGGCGACCTGATGCCGTCGCCCTTCGACGGGCTCGCCGACGCCTTCGTGGGCGCTCTCGGCGTGCCCGTCACTGTCACTCCGGCCGGTGGCGCGTCGCGGACGATCTTCGCGATCCCCGCGATGCGCCCCAGCCTGGAGGTCGAGATCACCCAGCCCGAGCCGATCATCCACGCACGCGACGCCGACGTGTCCGATCTCGCCGAAGGTGATGAGATCGAGGTGCCGGAGGCGTCGGCGCGGCTTCCGGGCGGCACTTATCGCGCCCGCGTCTTTAAGGAAGACGGCAAGGGCATGACCGAAATCATGTTGGAGAGGGTCTAGCCCATGGCCGACGTCCAGCTCTGGTGGAGTTCTCTCGTCGCGATCGGGCAGGAAACCACGCCTGTTCTGATCCTTGACGACAATGAGGATTATTGCGTCACGGAGAAGATCACGAACCTGTCGAGCGCCAAGGCGTCCGCTGCGGCTCCCTATTTTGGCACCGATGACGCCTGGGTCGCGTGTATCGCGCTGGCGACGGGCGGCGACGTGGACCTGAAGGTGGAGACCGACGACGCGACCCCGAGCCTGACGAGTGGCGCCGTCCGCACCATGCGGGCAAAGGACGGAGCCTACTTCTCCTTCGCCATGCGTCCCGGCAAGCACGTCATCGCCAAGAACGCCGGCTGATGGCGCTTCTTCGCAAGCAGCTTCGAGACGCCGCGAAGGCCGCCATTGCGGCCGGCGTGCCGGAGCTGTCCAATCGCGTAAGCGGCGTTCGCGCCTATCCGCGGAACCGCGATCAAGTCCCGGCCGCGCAAGTTTCGACGCCCTCGGAGGACTCCGAGCGCACTTCGAGCGATGGCGTCCTCTCCGTCGAGATCACGCTGGACGTCGTTCTCTTCACGCTCGGGGCGTCTGGCGGCGAGGTCGAGGACGACCTGGACGCCCTGGCCGAGAAGGCCCACGCGGCGCTCGTGGACGACGCCACGATCCTCTCGCTCACCGACGAGTTCCTGTCCGTCACCAGCTCCTTCGAGTTCGGCGACGGCGCTTCGGAGGTTCCTGCCTCCCTCACCCTCTCTTTCGTGGCGATGGCTCTCATCACCGAGGCCGACGTCGCCGACGCCTGACACAGCACAAGGAGTCATCAGATGGCGCAGAAGGGTAAGGACGTCCTCATCAAGATCAGCGATGGGTCGTCGGGCTACAATGCGGTCGCGGGCATCCGTTCCGGCCGCATCAGCCTCAACAACGGGATGATCGACGTCACCAACGCGGACAGCACGAACCGCTGGCGGGAGCTTCTGGATGGCGTGTCCGTCAAGTCCATGTCCGTCTCGGGCTCTGGCGTTCTGTCCACCACCGGGTCCAGCGCGGACGATCTTCGCGCCGTGGCGGTCGGCGGGAATCTGGAGAGCTTCGAGCTTGTGGTTCCCGGCCTCGGCACCTTCGACGGCGACTTTCTGGTGACGTCCCTGGAGTATGCCGGCGAGCATGATGGCGAAGCGACCTATGAGCTGTCGCTGGAGTCGAGCGGCGAAATCTCCTGGACCGCGGAGGGCGCCTGATCCATGCCGACCGACCTGACACACGACGTCGGCGGCGTGCGCGTCCGCGGTGTTGTGAATCTCGGGGCGCTCTTCGAGATTCACGACGAGATCGGCGATCTC